CAAGGATTGAGGGCTGATAGATTAGAAGTTCAGAGCACTGGTGGAATTAATGCAAATGCTGGAATCATCACTGCCTCAAGAATTGAAGTTAGCACTGGGTATTCCATGCAAGGATTTACCACAGCAGTTCAACTTTACTATGATGGAACTGGTGTTGTGTTGAATGTAGTTGGTATAGGATCAACCACACTTACATTATCTTAAAAAGTTGGATCATAGAGGATAAAGAATGGCAACACAATCATATTCTACTCCGGGTTCATACACTTTTACACTTCCAATTAGCACAGGCATCACAATAAGAATTGCTGGTGCCGCAGGAGGAACTGGTGGTACTGATGGTGGTCCACCAGCCATTGCTGGCGGTGTAGGTGGTAAGGGTAGATATGGTGTCTTTACACTTCCAGATTACAGTTATGGCGATTTTACATTCGTTGTAGGTGGTGCTGGTGGATCTGGTGGAAACTCTGGTACAACAGATTTTAGAGGTGGTGCTGCCGGAACCAGTGCAACAAGTTCTGGTGGTATTGGGGGAGAGGATAGTCCTGGTGGGTCCTCTGGCGGTGGTGGCGGTGGCGGCGGAGCTTCTTCCGCCACTTTTGGTGGTGTTCTCTTAGCAATCGCTGGTGGCGGCGGTGGCGGCGGTGGAGGTACTAGAGGTACTACCAACAGTGCAGATACTCCTGGAGATGATGCTGGATCTTTTAGTGCTGACACCACTTCTCCTACTGAATTATCTAATGGTGGTGATGGACAAATAGGTGGTGGAGATGGTGGTGGTAGAGGTGGCGGCGGTGGTGGTTTTGCCGCTGGTGCTGCTGGAACATTTTCTGGAAATGATGGAGCAAACTCTTCTGAAGGTGGATATGGTGGAGGTTCTTTCTACCGTTCAGACAGACTAACTCTATCATCACAAACAACATACACATCTTCAACCAATGGATATATTGAAATTGAATATACTGCTGTATCTTTTGATACTTCTGCGGCGACTGTATCAAAAGCGGGACCTTACTATACAACAGCAGGAACTGAGATGAAATTTAGTGCTTTGAGAAGAGATTTTCGTGCTCAACAACCAAAAACAACATCTGGGGGAAGTGAAACCTTCCTCACCGATAATGCTTCAATAAGTGCATCAGAACTTCTCAGAAATTCTGATGTGAATGAAACTAATCCGATAGTTCCTCAGTGTCAAGAGAACACACAAATTTCTTCCTCTAATAACTGGAAAATATCACAATTTAGAAATTCTATCAAATATTTCTATCTAACACAAGATTCATCTAAAACTACTTTAAATTATCTCCTACACGGACAGCCCTGGCAAAATAATTTACCACTTAACATTGTCAAAACATTTTTTCTTGAAGGCACTTGTGGATCAACTTCTCCTACAGAAGCTGCATTACAATTTGATGCCGAAGTATACAATTTAAATCTTTTTATTAGTGGAAGTATTCTTGGTGATGGTGGAGCAGCAGGAACATTAGGGGTCAATGGTGGTAATGGCGGCAATGCGATATACATTGATACTAATGGAACAGGAACTGTCACCATAAGAACCGTTGGATCTGGATCACGAGTTTATGGTGGAGGTGGTGGAGGAGGATATGGTGGAGAAGGTGGAGACGGAGGAACAGGAAGTCAAACGTTCTCTGGTTCTCACTATTGGGCAAACACTGGTTGTGTTGGTAACAATATGCCTTGCCAATATTCTCCAAACTTTAACTCACCAATTCCATGTGATAGAGAGAGATGTAATGCTATCAGGTCTTGTGGTGACGGAATAAACTATACCTTATGGCAGAGAGAGTGTTGGGACGATTACAACTACACAAATTATTATTCTGGTGGTTCTGGAGGAACTGGCGGAATTGGTGGTGTAGGTGAAGGTTATCTTCAAACTAGAACTTTAGGTGTTGCTGGTCAAAACGGATCTGGTGGAGGAACAAATGCTGGATCTGGTGGAAGAGGTGGAACTAGTGGAAATGGTGGAGATTGGGGCGAAGATGGACAGAATGGACAGACTGGTCTTACTGGATCTAACGGAAATCATACCAATGGAACAGCAGGAGAGGCAGGTACATCTGGTGGAACAGCAGGCAGGGCTGTTGCTGGATCTGGATATACCATAGACACTGCAAACGGTGTAGATTCCGCTTATAAGGGTCTCAAATAGACCATATATAAACTAGATTATTGATATATTATGAAATATAAAATTAGGAAGATTTTGCCTGCTCAAATTGAGGTAGAATTTGAAAATCAAAGAAGAGCGATGGTTTTCATCAATCCCGATGCAACTCCAGAAGAGATTGATGATGCCGTATCTAGGTATGATTCCGACTTCCAACCAGATCCAGAAACTCTAATCAATAGAAACATCTCTGTCGGAGAAGAGAGAGTTTCAAAGCAGAAAATAGAAGAAGTTGAAGAAGTTGTAGAGGAAGACGAGGAAGAGTTTGTTCCCTTCCACAAGAGATCTTTATATGGTGGATTACCTCTACCGAGTTTCCATAAAGATCAGATCATTATATCATATGTAATGGCAGATTATTTTATTAAACACCACAATGATGATACTTTGAAGAAAGCATTAGACGAAAAGATGGAAGATTACATTACATCTAATGACATCACTGTTGAAAGGGCACTAGAAAGTTTGTTATTTGAAGATGATAATCTAATAGTTGATCTTGCTGAACAGGAGTTATTGAATGAACAACAGTGAAGAGATACAAAAAGCGGTAGATAGAATGAAGATATGCTTGCAATGTGAATACTTCTTCAAACCCACAAAGCAGTGTAAAAAGTGTGGTTGTTTTATGCCTATCAAAGTGAGACTACGTGGACTACATTGTCCTATTGACAAGTGGTAGAAATCCCTGTAGACTACCTTTGTCCGGGTTGAAGATGAGAGTCTGAGCTTTTAAAGGACAGTTGAAGAACCGTCACAGAGCCCATCGGTAGAGTTCCCATTATGCTATAATAGTCCCATACGCGATGAGACCTGTGATGCAACTCCGACCCCACCAGCAGGACGCACTGACTGCTATGCTGGCGCACGACAAGGGTCAGGTCATCGTTCCTACGGGCGGTGGTAAGACCATGTGTATGATCAAGGATTCTCAGGAATATCTTGATGCTTGTGATCGTGGTATTGTCGTTGTAGTTGCTCCCCGTATTCTGCTTGCTGAGCAGTTGTCTGCTGAGTTTCTTGAGTTTCATACTGACGTTGCAGTCATGCACGTTCACAGTGGTGAGACTCATCACTTCAGCAGCACTCGTCCTTCTATTATTCGTAATTGGAGTCAGCAAGCATATCGTAAGCAACTGATCTTCACTACCTATCACTCTCTTCCTCGCCTGATGGAAGCAGAGATCAATGTCGATTGCATTTACTTCGATGAAGCGCATAACTCTGTCCAGCGTAATTTCTTCCCTGCCACGGAGCATTTCTCTTCTACTGCTACTCGCTGCTATTTCTTCACTGCTACTCCTAAGCATTCTCTCACTGTTTCCAAGCCTGGGATGAATGATCCTGAGGTTTATGGTAAGGTAATCTGCAACGTTCCTGCTCCTAAGTTGGTTGAGGAAGGTTACATCCTGCCGCCCAAGGTTGTTGTCAAGCAACTGGATATGGTTCAGGATAAGCAGATGATTGCTGACCGTGATTCCCAGAATCTGCTTGACACCATTGACGACAACAATCTGGGTAAGATTCTGATTGCCGCACGTTCTACCAAGCAGATTATCAAACTGCTGAGTGAGTCTGACTTCCGTCAACAACTGGCAGAGCGTGGTTATTCCTGCATGTATATCACCAGCAAGACTGGTGCTATCATCGACGGGCAGAAAGTTGACCGTGAGACCTTCTTCGACACCCTCAACGCTTGGGGTAAGGATTCTACCAAGAAGTTCGTGGTTCTGCACCACTCTATTCTGTCTGAGGGTATCAACGTCAGCGGTCTGGAAGCAGTCTTGTTCATGCGTAACATGGACTACATTGGTATCTCCCAGTCCATCGGGCGTGTGATCCGTCTGGGTGGCGCTCAGAAGACCTTTGGACTGGTCTGTGTGCCCGTCTATGATAAAGTGGGTATCAGCACCGCCAAGAGCGTTCAGGCGGTCGTAGACACCGTGTTCAATCAGGGTATGCCTGCCGTATCGGTGGTCCGCCGCTAAAACTGGCACACTCTGCCCCCACACCACCCCAACTCTGCTATAATACTAAGGTAATCAAGGGAAGACCACCATGGCAACTTGGACAGCGAAGTGTTGGTTGGGTTCTGAGAATGGATACCAAGATCTTCAAGTTCAATCCAATACTATTGAAGGAGCAAAAGCACAACTTGAGCGCATTTATGGTGCAGAACAAATAGAAAACCTCCGTGAAGTGGGAAGTGGTGGTTATTCTCCTGGAATGGGATTTGGTGGACTTGCAGGTCTTGCATTCATAGGAACTGTTGGATGGTTGGCGTGGGAAGCATGGAAATTTGCTTCTGCGATTGTTATTGGTGCCTGGCAATGGATTGTTGGTGCTGCACAATGGTTTATGGGATTGTTCTCTTGGATTCCATTCATGTCGCCACAACTTCTTGTTTTTCTTGTGCTTGGATTCTTCTTCTTTATTCTCATTCTTGGAGCACTTGATGACTAAGTTTCAGAAACCCTTTATCGATCAAAAAGGCAATCGACTCTTACCTTGACTTTTGATCCACAGTCTACTAGAATACCAACACCGAAAGGAAACCATCATGAAGTGCAAAGTTCAACTCTATGTTGCTGGTCGTGTCTTCTATGAAGAAGTAATCTGCCGTGACTACCAGGAAGCACGTCAGGTAGCACTTGCCCGCAATCCTAATGCACAAGTTGTCAGTGTCACTGCTATCTTTGGATGAGTAAGTTTCAGAAACCTTTCATTGAGCGTCCTGGTGTATTGGATGACAAAGCAGGAGATCCAGAAGGGTATGTAACTAACGATGGTATGTGGGCTGCTGTTCCTATTATAGGACACAAATCATTTGCCATCATTCATAATGGTTCTGTTGTTCATGAGTCACGGAACTATACTGCTGCCAGATCCTACATTTCCAAAGAAATCAAAAAATCTAAGAAAAAGTAGGGTAAATAGTAACAACAGGAGACAATTATGGACGAAAAGCAACAAAAACGAAAGGACGCCTTCTACATTTTTTATGAAAGTGTATTGAAACCTGACCATGAGTTGCGTCAAAACGCCCATGAAGCAATGTGTTATCATGAACTGATGGAGTGGAGAGAAGAAATCATCCGATATTTGGATGAGAGGAGAAATCAGGAGTTCAACTAATGGAACCCCAGTACATATTTTTTCTACTCTTTGCAGTAGCAGCATATTTCATCGTCACAGATGAGAGTGTTGCTGCTGCTTTTTATTATGTAATTGGTATCATAACAAACTATATCAGAGGAAGAGTATGGTTAGTTACAAATGATCCACGCAATCCTGTGGTAAAATACTTAGTATATCGTCGTTCCCTCAAATTAGCACGGGAGTTGACGGCAAAAATAAATAATCATATAGAAAAGACTAAGGACTGATATGCTATCTACTCAGTATCGTCTTCGTCTTGAAGCAATCTGCAATAAAATTGTTTCAGGTGAGGCTGTTGGGTTGGAAGAAATGATATGGGCAGAGAAACTGTCTAAGGCAAATACTTCCGCCAGAGAAATGCTTAAGAAGGCAAGACACCGTGCTGCTAATCCCGATATGCAGGAAGGTAGTTTAGATGATTTTATGAATAAGATGGGTTTGGGTGATCCAGACCCATCAAATCATCGCACTGGTTTTGGTAGTGCTGATGAAATTGTAGACTGGTTTAACCAGGACAAACCAGATGATTGGCGTCAGAGGGACTAATTTTATGACCGAAACAGCAGTAATTTATTCTAACGGAAGTCAAGAGTGTGAGCGTATTGGTATGCTCCTGAAAGCACTTGGTGGTGAGTTTCATGAGTACAAACTGGGTGAGCACTTT